TATTATCGCTTTATTTTCATCGTTGTTAGTACCGCTCACGACATTTGAAAACGCACGAAGCTTTAGCTTCTTACTATTTTTTACCATTTTTTCTCCCCCTTTTTTACATCTAAATAGGTATTGCTAACAATGATAATAATTCCAGTAAAGTTCATTAAGTAAAAAAATTAACTTTTTCTATAATAATTCTACGAATAGATATATTATCACCAGATAGTTTTTACTATATGATGTGATGGTAAAAATTGACCTGTCTAATTTATACTCTTAAAAGAATAGGCTAATTATAGCAGCAATACCTATCCCATTTCATTTTGATCTAAAACGCTGGTTTATTTGCTACTGTCATTAGCAATGGTCGCTAAATTCTGTTTTATTGATTATTGTTGCGATAAAAAACAACAAAAACAATACATATTTAATAAAATACCGAGTTTTTAGCTTGAAAAACAATACAATGTATGGTATTTGAATATGCATGAAAGCAATCAAGCTTTCATAAAAAGAAAGGTGGTGAGACGCTTGAAATTCAGGGA